TAGCCCACCCTTCTTTACTATCCGACACCATAATAGAAGTCTGACTAGGAAACAGCTCATCTGGAACTTCAGGTAACTTAGTAACATATTGCTGCTCCACAGAGAATCCAACACCAGTACCACACAAGAGGATATACATCGCCTCATCGAATGCTTTAGCATCGTCGATAGGTAAGTACGAACAGTTAAATGCTGCTACATTCTGACGGTCTAATGCAGTACCAGCAGTCATCACTGCTCTCATAGAAGGCACTACATCCAGGCTTGTTACTGCTTCTTGTAGCTCACTGCGTAGCTCAGGAGTCAGCTTGTAGTTCTGCTTAGTAGCTAAGTGCTTCTCCATGAAATCGAAGTAACGTGCTACAGTTTCACCCCAATGCTCACGACGATTCTTATCATCGAGAAACCGTGAGTAACGGCTCTTGGCAATGAAGGTGTTGTAAGGTGTCATTTGATATTTGTTGGTCATTCAGTCTCTTCCCAGTCTACCTCTTTGCAGAGGCTCTCATAATTGTTTTCAATGTTATCGCTAAAACTATCGACAAGCTCTTCTGAAGATATGTTTAATAACTCCAGAAGAGATACCTCATCTAAACGCTTTAGTCGCTCTTTTAACTCAGGCACTGTCAGCGTTAACACAGTTTACTTCTTCTTCTTAGTCGTAGCTTTAGCTGGCTTAAGCACAATCTTAGCAGCTGCAGATTCTACTTTAGCTCGTGCTCGATACTTAGCAATAGCATCCTGCGCTTTGGATACTGCAGTAGCTAACTCATTCAAGAAGGCATCTGCATTCTTATCGTAGTCTGTTACCCACAAGTAAAAATAATCTCGTGATCCACCGTTAACAGTTACGTTAACTTCCCAGTTATCGTGATCCCAATAGTTTCCCTGTAAATTTACAAACTGATTATCTTCAGGGAAAAACTTACTATGTGCTACTTTTTCTTTTGCTTTACGCATGTTTAGCTCCTGTATTAATTGTTTAAGACTTCCTCTAATTGGTGACATTTCCATTATATATTATACTCCTATTTGGTATAGTTGTCAATCATTCGTTGAAGATACCACTGTGCTTTCTTGATGTCCTCAATACCGTTCTTGTGCTTCCATCTCCACAGATACTTGATAGCGTTACCAGTACACATTGCTTCCATGCCTTGCAAGTCTTTCACCACTTGTGCTATGGCATCGATGCACTCGATAGATCCCTGGGTATAATGACTAGGTGAGTTCACCATGTCCTCCTTGTCATCTGCAAAGTCCATCTGTATCAGTCCCTTGAAGTAATTCTCAAGAGTGAACTCTGGTTCATGTCTATCACCGTATGGCTCTGGCATTGCTATCATAAATACCTCTTCTTAAGAAAATCTAGAGACACAAACATCTCATCGAAACAACCGTCTTTTACCTCATACAACACTACAATACCTCTCCAGT